AGGTGGCGAGCGATACAGCCGCGATTCAGCCGCGCTCGCTGCCGGTCTACATCGGGGATTACTACGGGTTGCCGGACTACTACGGATGGAAAGGCGGGATTGATGACGTACGCATCTATGGGCGTGCGCTATCGCCTTCTGAGGTATTGACGCTCTATAACCAAGCGTCCAATGTCCGTCTACCTCCTGTGGTGATCAGCGGGATGAAGTGTAAGGAATCGAGCTTCTTAGGCAAGGATACGCGGACCATGACCTGTGCGATGACCTCGCAGAATACTGCATGGCGCGGAAGCCTGCAGGTCAAGCTCGAGCACGCGGACCCGAATATCATCCAGCCGCCTCTCAACTACTCCTGGCCGGTGCTGATGCAGCGCGACGGCAAGTACGCGGTGACTGGTGTGGCTGTCTACGACAAGCCGGGCACAAAGCCCAGAGTGATGGGCGCGGACTTCTACGGAGACAGAGCTGCCGCCGAATGGTACAGCCATACCGAACCTCGAGCCGTCCTAGTGCAGTCGCTCGATTCGCCCTGCCCGTCGCAGACACCGTGTGCCTCGGGGCTGTACCCGCCACCTCTGGTTGTCACCGAGATGCGGTGCGAAGCGGCCGCGATGGATGCGAGTACGCAGAGTGTGACGTGTGGGATAGCCGCGAATCAGAACGTGTACTCGGGGACACTACGCATCACCTACAACGATGGGACGAATGAAGACCAGCGGGTGACGCTCGAGCAGCCTACGATTGACGGGGCGTTGACGTACTGGGGTGTGACAGCCGTAGCAGCGAACAGCTCGCAGCCGATCGATCAGGTATCGTTCGGCGCGGAGAGCCCGATTGCGAATTGGACCCCGGAGTCGATTACGCCGTATCCGCCATCACCGGCACCGGAACGGCTGTATGGCAGTTTCCATCGCTGGTTGTGCAAGGCGTTTGGCTGGTTCTGTAATACAAAGTAGGGATGGCGCAGTTATACGACGAACTCCTGGAGTTGTACTGCCGGCACGACCAACGAGTACTTGAGAGCTTGGCCGGAGACGTCAACCGCGAGGGTTTCGCTGAGTATGTCGACGAAAACGGCGATGCTGGCGTCGAGTTAGCGGATGCAATTATCAGGATTGCCCAGCCGAAGACGGTACGCGACGCGATGGCGCTACCGGTCGATACACTGCGGACACAGGGGTTAGCCTACCTGATCGAAAGAGACGCTTCCGATCACTACGATCAAGTCGAAGGATTTCTCGACATCGTGTTCGAGGACCAAGTCGAAGCCGCCATTACCCCAGCGCAACACGGATTTGACGGTCTTGAGCTATGCGAGTGGATTGATCAGACCTTTCCAGTTCCTGCGTAAGGCGCTAAAGCGAAGCGTAATGAGCGACGTGCTGGTTCGCGCAGCCAAGCGATGCGTACGGCGGGTACTTAAAGCGGAATGGTGCGAGGAGCGCGAATACTTCGTAGTGACTTTGGAGTGCGGCCATGTCATGCACGGCGGCGAGGACTTCCTGAAGTCCCCGCTGTTCTGCCTGACCTGCATGCGGGAAAAGACGTTCGGGGTTAGCGCAGAAAGTGGTTAAAGAGTAGGGTCCAGATCAGGATCAAACTAGTGATGCTGCTGAACGTCAGCCAGTATAACTTCGTGGGAATACCCGCATAACGAATCAAGCACCCGATGACGGTTCCCATCGAAACAATGAAGCCAATCATGAGCCAATCAATCGTGTAGAGCATTCAGAGCCTCTCTCCAGGAGAGCGCAAAACCGATGATCTGATTGTGTCCCGTGTTGATACGGAAGTACTCCCAATACCCAGGCCTATACTTGCTCTTCTGAATCCGCCATTTGGGCATGAGGCCGAGATCTCGAAAACACCGCGGGCAGTACCAGAGGTCAGTGCCTGACACACGCTTTACTGTGTGTGATCTGACGCCGCACCGTGGACACTCCATACCACAGAGACTAGCTCACAGGGCGAGCCTGGTTAAAGAATTAGCCCGCTGCGACCGCGAGATAGCGGAAGCGGAAGCCACGCTGCGATCCGGCTACACAGACATCGATGGCGCGTTGCTATGGCTGTACGACTGGAAGTGCGAGCGCAAACTGATCGAGGACGAAATGAATATGGCACTAACGAAAACGGCAGTGACGGACGACGTCGTATCCCGCAAGGCAGGCCGGAAGAAGCCGGGGGACAAGGTAAGCACGGTGATGCACGAGTTCAACACGGGCGACCTGAAGAGCAGTTCGGGAGACAAAGTGACGTCCCGAAAGCAGGCCGTCGCGATCGGGCTGTCAGAGGCACGTCGGGCTAAGAAGGCGTGCAATTGCGCGGATAAGAAGAGCTGCAACTGCTAGCAACATGGCGTACAAGAAGACGAAGGACGAGGATGATTTCCTCTCCACGGCACGGGCACGCTTCAAGTTAAGCGCGGAGTCCGAGAACACACTGCGTAATAAATTTCTTGAGGACGTCCGCTTCTATTCCGGAGAGCAATGGCCGGATAACGTCAAGCGCCAGCGCGAGATGGACAAGCGCCCATGCCTCACGCTGAACCGCATGCCGCAGTTCGTCCATCAGGTCACGAACGAGATCCGGCAGAACAAGCCCGCGCCGAACGTCAGCCCCGTAGACGATACCGGAGACAAAGAAACAGCAGAGATCTTCCAGGGCATCATCCGCCACATCGAGAGACAGAGCAAAGCCGATACCGCAAGATCCTATGCAGCCTTCTACGCGGTGGTGTGCGGACGAGGCTATTACCGCATAGTCACCGACTTCGCGGACCCGATGGGCTTCGATCAAGAGATCTACATCAAGCGCATCAAGAACCCGGCAACGGTGTACATGGACCCAGCGTGCCAAGAACCGGATTACTCGGATGCGCGGTACTGCTTCATTGTCGAAGACCTGACGGAGGACGAGTTCAAAGCGCAGTTCCCCGATAAGGACATGTACTCCGCGGAAGACTTCCGCAGCTTAGGCGACGACGCCCCGTTCTGGAGATTCGAGAAGGGTGTACGAATTGCTGAGTATTTCAGCCGCGAAATGGTCCCCACCCCGATAGCGATGCTGGCCGATGGCACGGTGCTACCGCTCGAGCAGGTGCCCGAAGGCACCAACATCATCGCGCAGCGCACCACCGACATGCCCTTGGTCAAGTGGTGCAAGATCGACGGTTGCCAGGTCTTGGAGGAAGCAGACTGGCCCGGGCAATGGATACCCGTAATCGCCGTCCTAGGGGAAGAATACGACATCGACGGGGAGACGGAACTGAGCGGGATGGTGCGGAACGCCAAAGACCCGCAGAGAATGTTGAATTACTGGGAGTCCTGCAAGACCGAGACAATCGCGTTAGCCCCGAGAGCCCCGTACATGGTGGCCGAAGGACAGACTGAGAACCATGAGCAGGAATGGGCGCAGGCGAATACCCGCAACTATCCGTACCTGATCTACAAGCCGAAAGCCGTAGGCCAGGAACTGGTGCCCCCGCCACAAAGACAGGTGTACGAGCCCCCAGTGCAGGCGATCACGCAAGCCGAACAGGTAGCGGTGGACCACATGAAGGCGGCGACGGGCATTTATGATGCATCGTTAGGCAATCGATCTAACGAGACATCCGGCATCGGCATCCGCGCCCGCAAGATGCAGGGCGATGTCGCGAATTATCACTACGTCGACAACCTCACCACGGCGATCACGCACGAAGGCAGGATACTCGTCGACCTGATACCGAAGATCTACGACCGGCCAGGCCGCGTGGTCCGCATCATCGGGGAAGATGGCACCGAGAAATCAGTACCCGTCAATGCGCCATTCCGGCAGCAGAACAGCGGGATGGAAAAATTCTACGACCTGTCCGCGGGCAGGTACGACGTCGCGGTAGCCGTCGGGCCAAGTTACGCAACCAAGCGCCAGGAATCCGCCGAGAGCATGATGCAGTTCGCTCAGGTGGCCCCGGAGTTAGTCCCGCGGTATGCGGACCTGCTGGTGACCGCGATGGATTGGCCTGGTGCCGATGCGATTGCAGACCGCATCCGTCCGCCCGATATCCCGAAGGAAGGCGAGCCGCCGATCCCGCCGCAGGCCCAAGCCGCCATGCAGCAGATGCAGGCCCAGAACCAGGAACTGCAGCAAGCCGTGCAGCAGGCGCAAGAGATCATCCGAACCCAGAAACTGCAGATCGATTCGGCGGAACGGATGCAGATGCGCGATATCGAATCGAAGCAGATGTTGGCTGAGATGAAGGCGCAGACGGACATCATGCGGGATGCCGGCAAGATCCACAGTGATGTATTGCAGACCGATCAAAAGGTTGAGTCGCAGGAATCGATAGCGCAGTTGAATGCCGAGACGAAGGTCACCACGGAGCAGATGAAGTTGGGAGCGAAGAAAGAGCAACAGCAGCAGAAGCAGAAGCCGCCGAACGGATCGTTTGGCGGAGGGGACTAAAGCGGGCTTAACCTACCCGCGATGACAGGCGCGACCCTGAAGACTCAGCCTGCGCTAAGGAAACGCACAGCAGAGATTAAGAGCGTGGGAGCGTATTCACGTATGCCTGCCACTGTCTCGCAAGTGAGGCTATCTGCTCGTCATGCGAGGCCACACTAGCAGCCACTGTCTCGACAACTCCCGCGAGACGATCGATGTTCTCCCTTGCCGCCAGCAAGCCGTTGGTCAATTGCGTTATGGCTTTGTTGTTCTCGGCGATCGTTTTGTTGATCTCAGCCATCGCTTTGTTGTGCTCAGCAATAGCTAACGTGTTTGCCGTGACGATGGGCGTCAGTTCTTTAGTGGTCAATTGAAGTTCCTTATATCGGATAGCATCCGACTCCTTCCATCGTAACAACCTAAACCCTACATATCTATAGCCCAAAGGTACCCATGTCTCTTGTAGTTAGCAGCACCACAGACAGCCAGGAAGCGGTCAACGCAGCCGCCGGCATCGAAGAAACCCCGGCAGAGCAACAGGAACAGGCAGTAAAAGCGCCAGCGCCGGCCAAGCCAGCAGAGCCTGACGAAGCGGAAGAAGAAACCGAAGAAGGCGACGACGGCGAGGAAGAGAAGGAAGGCGACGAGCCACCCAAGCCGAAACGCACTGGCGGCTTTCAAAGGAAGATTGAGAGGCTCGTCAGAGAGAACGAGTACTTAGCGCGCCGATTCCACGAACTCAGCTATCAGCAACAACAGCGACCACCGCAACAACCGCAACAACCGCAACAGCAACCCGTAGCGCAAGACGGACGACCTAGACAGGACCAGTTCGATTCCTACGACGAGTACCTCGACAAGCTCACCGATTGGAAGCTAGAGGCACGACTGCAGCAGGAGCATGCGGCGCAGCAGCAGCGGCACCAGGCCGCGCAGCAGCAAGAGAGATTAACTGGCTGGCAGCAACGTGTTGGCCAATTTAAGAACGAAGCACCCGATTTCGAGGACGTGCTCGAATCGGTGGACCACATTAATTTACAGCCAATTTTGCAGCAGGCGATTATGGCGGATGCCCTCGGACCGAAGCTGGCCTACGAGCTGGCACGGCGACCGGAGGACTTCGCCAGGATCGCAAGTCTCGATCCCGTTGGCGCGTTAACCGCGCTGGGCGAATTCAAGGCGAGGCTGGAACCTGCAAAAACGGCAGCTCCGCAGCAGCACCAAAACGGAGTGAAGCCGGTCAGCCGCGCACCCAACCCGATAAGGCCTGTCGGGCAGGGCGCCGGCGCGACCTCTACCGTTCCCCCGGATCAGATGCCACTTGGCGACTACATCCGGTGGCGGGAACGGTCACTCAAAGCAGCGCGGGGAAAACGTTAACTCCTAACATCGCTGTAACCAGCTGAGAAGGAAAGACTTAATGGCGGGCAATAGCCTCTTGACCATGAGTATGATAACGCGCGAAGCTGCGCGTATCCTCACCAACAACCTCTGCTTTACCAAGCAGATCAACACCCAATATTCAGATCAGTTCGCCCGCAGCGGAGCGAAGATCGGCAGCGTACTGAATATCCGCAAGCCACCCAAGTACATCGGCCGCACGGGCCGTGTGTGCGCGGTTGAGGACGTGGTTGAAACGTCAGTACCGTTAGCCCTCACGACGCAATTCGGCGTGGACATGAGCTTCACCAGCGCCGAACTCGCGTTGAGCATCGACGACTTCAGCAACCGCATCCTGAAGCCCGCGGTCGCCGTAGTGGCGAATAAAATCGATTTCGACATGATGGGCCTGTACACATCGGTCCCGAACGTAGTCGGCACGGCCGGCGTGGTGCCGAATACGCTACTTACCTATCTGATGGCGGGAGTGGCTTTGGACGACAATATGGCTCCCAGAGACAATCAACGGGCTGTAGTCGTCAACCCGATTCAGCAGGCCACGATTGTCGACGCGCTCAAAGGATTGTTCCAAAGTGCGGATCAGATTGAGGATCAGTACGAAAAGGGCACGATGGGAATCACCGGCGGATTCAAGTGGTGCATGGATCAGAATACCCGCGTGCATACTGCAGGCGCGTACGGCGGCGCTCCTATCGTAGCCGGTGGCTCGCAAGTTGGCTCGACGCTCAACGTGTCAGGCTTCACCGCGGCCGCAGCGCCTCGCCTGAAGAAAGGCGACATGTTCACCCTTACCGGCGTTAACGCCGTCAATGGTCAGAACCGGCAGGATCTGGGCTATCTCCGCACCTTCACCGTAACCTCGGACGTCAGCTCCGATGCCGGCGGTCTGGCGGCGATCCCGATCTATCCGCCCATCACACCTACCGGCGCAAGCCAGACCGTGACCGCTTCCCCTGCAGCAGGCGCTCCGCTCACCATGACGTTTGTCGCCAACTCCAAAACCGCGCAGGCGCTCGCATTCCACAAGGATGCCTTCACCTATGCCACGGCTGACCTACCCCTGCCCGATGGCGTGGACATGGCTTCCCGTGTCAGCGACTCGCAATTGGGTGTGTCGGTCAGGATGATTCGTCAATACACGATCTGCGACGACGCATGGCCCACGAGGCTCGACGTGCTTTACGGGATAGCGCCCGTTTACCCAGAATTGGCATGCAGGATTATCAGTTGAGGAGAGACTATTATGCCACAAGATTTCGACGGCACATTGCAACTAGATCAAACAGGATTTGCATACAGCACTCCGGGTGGGCCACTCCAAGTACAAGTGTGGCCGCGATACGCCTATCACGCCACGGAACCGCCGCGCGTAGTCAGTAATAACGACGAATTTCAGGCTTTGGGAGAAGGTTGGAGTTTGACCTACCAGCACAAGGACTACCCGAAGATGATGTTCGCCCCGAACGGCGATACGGCGGTAGTCAACACACCCGAAGAGGAAACGGCACAGGCAAGCGCCGAAGGTGGACCGTGGGCAACTGCGCCGCACGGCTCGACCGATCCGCAGTCAAGTATCACCCGGCACAGCAACTTCACATTGCAGGAGAAGGCGGACGCGATCCGGGACAGCCGGCGGCTATCGCTCGATTACGTGCAGCTCAACCAGTCCCTCGACTGCCATGCCGATAACGCGCCGATGCGGGCCATCAACCCGCAGGACGTGCCGCGCCCGCAATTCCATCCCGTCGAGACAGCGGATCAGATCCGGCAGCGACGGGAGAAGGAAGACGAAGAACGTAAACAGCGCGGCGAACACGTCGAACATACTAAAGCAAAGAAGAACGACAAATAACCGATTAGGGCACGCGAAAGGGGGATTCATATGCCTACAGTGCAGGAATTTATAAACAGTACTTTACGCCTCATTCGCGTGCTCGACTCGGGCGAGACGCCAACCGCGACCGAATCGGATAACGCGCTCACCGCTCTGAACCAGATGATCGGAAGCTGGTCAGCGGCGGGCGTGCCGATCTATCAGGAGAGTAAGGATACGATAGCGCTTACCGGAGCATCCGTCTATCCGCTCCCCTCCCGCCCCATCAGGCTCACCGCGGCCCAGGTGAGCTATTCGGGCATCAGCTTTCCGGTGGCCATCGTTCCCTCGCAGCAATGGATACTGCCGAAGGACCGCACCGCTACCTCGAAGTTTGCCAAAGAGCTTTACTACGACGGGACATTCCCCAACGGCAATGTCTACCTCTGGCCGATAGTCACGTCCGGAAGCACGCTTGAGCTGTTCTCATTGAAGCCGCTCGCGCAGTTCGCTTCGCTTGGCGACACGATCAACCTGCCACCAGGCTATGAACAGGCATTGCGGTTCGGTCTTGCCGGCGTACTCGCGCCGGAATACGGCTCGGCCCTACCCGCGGAATACCAGCAGAATGCATCGCAGGCTATGTCGTCGATTGCTTCCATGAACAGCGCTGTGCTCGGGCAAGGCCCGCCGGCAACCGCGGTCCCGGCAGCGTCCTAACGTCGCCTCGCAATTAGAGTACTGCGCTCTTCCCATACACCGTCCGGTTCAAAGAAAGCCGTGGACTTAGTAATGGATTCGATTTCAAAGCCCATGTTCTCGAGCACTCTTTTATACATCCCTCGCGATCCGATCCACCAGGTGAAGTCGCTAACCGGATCGGTCATCGGTATCGCCGCCTGCAGCAGGATCTCGTCACTGTCGAGGATTGGCGTGAACGCGACGACAAGCCGTTCCCTGGTTACGGTGGCAATGCTGGCCAGTGCGGAAACCGGGTCGCTGATGTGTTCGAGAATGGCCCCCGCAATCGTGACATCGAATCCATCGGGAAACATCTGCCGTAACTGAAAGATATCGCCGTAACGCGCCTCGGCTTTCGAGCCCAGGCAATCATGGGCTCGACGCCAGGCTGCTTTCAGCCCGGCCAGCCAGCTGCCATCGTTTTCCTCTACCCAGCGAGGCCAGTCCTTCCAGAAGAGGTTCTCTCGAAACGGAAGCCGGTACATTCTCGCGGTGGTGTCGGCATCGAAGGAAGTGACCGTCAAAGCGCCGGCGCGTTCTGCTTCGAAGCTCAGGAAGCCTGACGCTGTACCGACATCGAGCACGGACTTATTGCGGAGATCGATGCCGCCGACGTATTGCGGAAACTCCTCGATATACCACTCCCCCCGCACCAGCCCGATTTCCGGCAGCGTCATCGTGTGGTAGAAATAACAGCCTTCTAGCGCGGGCATTGTATCCATCTGGCCGATTGTATCCCCTGTAGAAAAGAGAGAGGCGTATTGTATATGGCAGCTACCAACAGTTGTGTCGAGTTGATGAAGGGGACGCTCGTCCTTCCCGTGCCGCGCTATCCGGCAAGCGTAGTAACCGACGCCGCGCTAAAGATTGCCGCCAATCAAGTGGAGACTACGCTTATCGGGCGGGTGAGTTCGGCAGACTGGCTCTTCCGGGTATCGGACACCTCGCGCCTGGTGGTGGATATGCTGCTCACGATTGACAGCGAGATTGTGAGCGTAGCGACCATCGACACCACCTCGAACATTATCACGGTCACCCGCGGATTCGATGGAACGATCCCGTCGTCTCACAATGCCGGGAGCGCACTCCGGGCGTTCATCGACGCATGGCACCACAACGCGCTGGCCGCGGAGGTGAAGGCGATCGAAGCGGCACTCGGCCCCAATTTATCGAATATTCCCGGGTCGAGTTCGGGCGCTGCCTCGATTATTTCGACCGCCTATAACTTCCCGGCGCAAAGCCCCGGCGGCAACCTCATCGTCGGCAACAACGTGATTACACTGGCGCCGGTCCCGAGAGGCATCAACGGAACGAACACCAACCACTATCTCTATGTCAGCGGGGGGACCGGAACGGCGGAAGCGGTACTCATTACCGGCGGGACGGCGGTATCGGGCGCACCATCGGGAACCCTGATCATCAATTGCGCGAGCGCGCACAGCGGAGCCTGGACGATTCGGAGCGCAACGGCCGGAGTGCAGGAAGCCGTCTCGACGCTGATCCCTTCGGGCGGGGGGATGGTGGTCATTCCGGCAGGCACCCATAACTTCTACGGGCCGTTCACGGCTCCCCCCGTTCCGACGCTACTGGTTGGAGCGGGTGCCGGAACCCTGATCACAGTGAACCAGAAGACCGGATTCGTATTCGCGTTCGAGGGCGGTGCGGTGGATTGTGGAATTACCCAGCTGCAGATGCGAACGGCGGGCGGCACTCCGCAAAATGTGATCGCCATCAAAGTCGGCGGCAACGGCAGTTTCCTCGCCCAGCGGCTCACGATGGCCGGATTCGCCGAGTATTTCCACATCAACGGCCCGTCTCAACTGAACTACATCGACGGCAACGTAATGCTGGACCCGTTTCGTCCCGCCAAAGCTATTTATTTCCCGGGCGTGGTGCCGACCGGGAATACCGTCATTTCCAATAACACGATTGCCTGCGGGGTTATCGGGGAGTTTCAGATGGCAATCGGCACCGACGGAAACGCCGGCGTCAGCGGCATCTGGATCATGAACAACAACATATTCCAGTGCGACTTCGGGATTTACGCGGCGGGCACATGCGGACAAATCTTTTCCCTCCACAACGCCTACCAAAGCTGTGGGCAGATCGGGGTGGCCTTTATCCCTGCGGCAGTGGACCGTTTCCAGCGGGCGATTGTCTGTATCGGCGACAACTTCGAGACGGGCCAGGGGGTAGGAATCCAGATCGGCGGCGGGCCGGGAGGCAGCGTGGACTCGGTGGCGCTGGTTAACTGCAATGTCAATCTCGGCGCGAAAGCTGGGATTCTGCTGGCGCCGGGCGCGGTCAATACCACCGTGAACAACTGCATCGCGGCTGATAACTCGCAATTGACCCCCGGCGGCTACCCTGGCCTGCGGGTTCTGGCTGGAACGTCGAAATGGCAGGTGGTCGGCGGGGTTTACGGGCCGGCGGAAGGGAGCCCGACGACGGTTAACTCGCAATCGTACGGTATCGAGGTGCAAGCGGGCGCATCGGATTACTACTCGATCACCGGGGCCTTTATCCCGATGAATACCACCGGGACGCTGTTTGACGGCGGGACGGGCGTTCATAAGGTGATCGCCAATAACCTCGGGGTCGATACGCAGGCATTCCTGACAGTTGCCAGCGCTACGACGGTAGCGCTTCCGGCGAACGATTCTAATATTCTTTACGTGTCCGGCACTACGTCGATTGCGACGATTACGGGTGGTTGGATCGGCAGGAGAATCACGTTCATCAAGTCCGACGGGGGCACTCTCATAGTGGGCGCCGGTGGGAACGTCCTGTCATCGCGCTCCATAATTCAAGGAAATACGCTCACCCTGGTGTTTGACGGAGCTAACTGGTGGGCTTGATAGCTCGCTTTAGCGCAAGCTCGCTTTAGCGCAAGGTCTACCCGGAAATAAAACATTATGTCTCTCTGGAACTCCGTTATCTGGAACTCGACACAGTGGGGCGGCAGCTCGTCCTCCGGTGGAGGGATGCGTCCCGTAACCGCGGGACGTCTGATCTACGACGCGTATCGCGCCCTCGGTGTCTTGCGTCCCGGCCAGCTCACCAGTCCGGAAGGGCACGAAGATGCTTTCGGCCTGCTCAATGACATGGTCGATTCGTGGAATACCGAATCGCTCATGATCCCGTCGTTGCAGCGAAGTGTCTATCCTCTGACCGCCGGCGTGGGCTCGTACACGCTGGGACCGGGCGGCTCACTGAGCGGGGATAGGCCGCAGCGGGTGATGAGCGCAGCGTTAGTCGCATGTGATTGCGGGTGCGGTTGCGCGGACGGCAACTGCCGGCAGTTGGTCTTGCGCTCCGGGTGGCTGGACTGCGGCTGCAATTGCGGCATCCATATCGACCGGGCGTTTCCGAACGCGAACGTTCGCATTAATCCCGCGCCGTCCGACGGGCAGTCGCTGGCCTTGCAGTCCTGGCAGACGCTTTCAGGCTTTGCGGATCTCGATTCGCAGTACGGCTTCCCTCCCGGCTATGCGTTGGCATTACGTTGGGGACTCGCGCTGCAGCTCGCGCCGGCGGCTCTCATCATGATGAAAATCCCGCAGAACCTGCTGCAAGTGATAGAACAACGCGCTATCGACGCCAAGGCTGCGGTTAAGTCGTTCAACTCCAGCCCGATCCCCGAGATGGATAGCGGGTTCGGCGGCTGCGGCTACGATATCTGCTCTGACAGCTATTGCTAAATTGCGCTGAAGCGAAGAAACGCCATGTCTAACTGCGTACCGATTCCCGGACCTCCGGGGCCCCCCGGACCGACTGGGATTCCTGGGCCTATCGGGCCTATCGGACCCTCCGGCGGACCGATTGGACCGCAGGGGCCGAAGGGCGATACCGGAGCCACTGGAGCTACTGGAGCCACTGGAGCCACCGGCCCCGCGGGACCGCAGGGAAGCCCCGGACCCACAGGCACAACCGGAGCCACCGGAAGCCCGGGACCGGCGGGAAACACCGGCACGCAGGGCGTCCCGGGACCTACCGGACCGGCTGGAATCGCGGGACCTGCGGGACCGGCAGGGCAGGGAATTCAGCTCAAGGGCAGCGTCCCCACGTTCGCGAGTTTACCGGCATCGGCCGCGCAAGGCGACTCCTGGACCACCACCGATACGGGGCTTCTGTGGGTCTGGAATACCGGCACCGGCTGGGCGAACGCGGGCCAGATCCAGGGACCGGCAGGACCGCAGGGGAGCCCCGGATTGCAGGGTGTCCAGGGACCGGCCGGCGGCTTGGGGCCAGCCGGAGCGACTGGACCCGCTGGAGCGAAAGGAGATCCCGGACCCACCGGAGCAGCAGGGCCGAAGGGCGATCCTGGGGCAACCGGGTCTACCGGAGCGACCGGAGCGACTGGATCGGCTGGCCCGAAGGGCGATCCCGGCAGTCCGGGCGCTACCGGGCCAACCGGACTCATCGGACCGCAAGGGCCCGCGGGGTCGGTCGGACCCGCGGGGCCGGCGGGGCCACCCGTCACGATGAAGGGCTCTATCCCCACGCTCGCCGAGTTGCCAACCACAGGGGAACCCGGCGATGTGTGGTATGTCGAAGCCAACGGCAACCAGTACACCTGGGGCGATGCGGACGTCTCGCAGCAGATCGCTGCCGACATGACGGGTACGCATGAAGGTATCCCGCATGGTGTGCCCGTAGACTACGAATGGCGGACCGCTCCATTTATAGTCATGGGGAATAACCCCGATGGAGCGACGGCTTGCAATCACTGGCTGAACGTCTACGCCGATACGACCAATGTCCACCCTGCCAACACCCGGGTACAGCTCCGCAACTGTCAGGTGTGGTGGAAGCGTGCATCGACGGGTGTGTGGACGCGGGGAGTTCTCAGCAGCGCGCCTGAAGTCGAAGCGTATGCGGAGGATTACGTCTCCGGTGGGCCGTTCACCGCAGATCAGCGTACCGAGACGGACGGGAGCATCAGCGTCAAGCCCGCCACCGGACAGAATGTACACGGCTTTACGCCGTTCCCGCGAGTGCCGATCAGTGCAACCGATATGGGCGGTATTGTGTCGGTGCTCGATGCCCGTCTCATCATGGCGAACACGGGGGGCACCGATGACCGTGCTTCGGCGCGGTATCTGGTCGAAGCGGGCGCGGATTATTACCCCGCGACCACGGGGCCGGGAATCGAAAATAACCCCGGCGTCGGCGGCGGCAAGTTCAAGTACGTTACGAATAACTGGCGTTCGTATTGCTTCAGCACGCTGAGCGCTGAAGAGCTTGAGGCGAATCCGCCGGCCATCACCTTAGCCACGGGCGGCACAGGCTGGATGGATGCAGGGCATATCCAAGGTCCCGCAGGCACTACCGGCCCGGCGGGGGCAGCAGGGTCCGCGGGGGCTGCTGGTGTGACGGCGCCGTTTCGCATGGGCTACGGCTGGACCGTCGTGGGTGCGGTGACCGCGGTGACGCTGCCGTCCCAGTTCGTACCGCTCAAAGCAGGTCAGTCAGCTTCTCTGGTCGGGCTGCGGTCGAAGCTTGCTTCCGGCACCAGCGTGGTTGCCCAGGTGCGGCGGAACGGGTCGAACCTCGGCAGCACGATCACGATCACATCGACCGCGGCGACCACTACGTTTAACCAGGCACTGACAGCGGATGATGACCTCGGCATCGTGCTTACCTCGCCCACCGGGTCGCCCACCAGTCTCGGCTTGACGATGTACCTGGAGCTCACACCGGGCGCGCCGGCCAGCGGCTTTACGACGGATGCGGCAATGTGCGGCTACTGGTATATGGAAGAGGCAACGGCCGCTACCAGAAACGATGGCAGTGCGAAGCTGAACCACTTAACGCAAACGAACGGTGTAGTGCAGAGCGCGACGAAGAAGCAGGGATCGTTCTCGGCAAGCTTTGCCAAGGCCTCTTCGATGAAGCTGGCGCGCACTGACGCCAATCTGTCAGCGGGTTTTCCAGGGAAGAGCGGAAGCGCGGCCCAGGACATGACGATGGGTTGCTGGGTGCAGATGGCAACCGTGGCTTCGAACATGTGGGCGATGGGTAAGGGCGAAAATTATGTTCTCTACTTCAACCCCACAAACAACAAGTTCCATGCGGAGTTATACGACGGCGGGACGTATAAGTCAGCGATCTCAAACGCGACACACAACCAGACGGCTACCTGGAAACACATTGTGCTTCGCTTCATGGGCACAACCACTAAGGAAATAGCCCTGTTCATGGATGGGGTGAAGCAATCGACGCCGCAAACAGCAGCAAGCGGTGTGCTTACTTCCGCTAACGATTTCTGTATCGGCTCGGCTTGGTACGGCGGAACTTATTGGGATGGATTGATAGACGAGGCGTGGATCTTCAACCGGGCGTTGTCCGATGCCGAGATCCTGACTATTTTTACTTCGGGGCTGACATAAGCCATGCCCATATCGCCTTTTAATCTCTGCGGTGGAACCGAGATCACCCGCGACTCGCTATGGTCCGCATCTCGGGTTTGCAATTGGTTCCCAATCGTAGACACCAGCGGCACCGCGCAGTCAAAAGTCGAACTCGCGCCGATTCCCGGCCTGCAAGTATTCACCACGTTGACCAACCCGCCGATACGCGGATTGTGGGCGGGGGATAACCGCTTATTTGCGGTAGCGCAAGGCGGCCTGTTTGAGATCTTTTCAAGCGGTGCAGCCACGGCGGTAACCGGTGGCGTCCTCAGCGCAGCAACGCCAGTGCAGTTTGCGGGCAACGGCCAGAGCCTGCTGATCGCGAGCGGCGATCAGATCTGGTTTGCAACCGGCGGCGTCAGTCACAAAACGTACGACGGGGCTTACTCGGTTGTCTACTTGGATGGGTATTACATCATCCTCCATGTGGACGGCCAGACCATTCAGATCTCGACCGATGGCTTGACCTGGGACCCGATCGATGTAGCGCAATCGCAGACCCAGATTGACCGCAAGGTACGTCTCGAGGCGCATGAGGGGCACCTGTGGATCTTCGGTCAACGCTCGATTAGTGTCTGGTACGACAGTGGGAACGCCGATTTCCCCTTCGCGCCGATCGACGGAGCCATGATCGATCAGGGCACGATGGCCCCGTGGAGTGTGACCCGAATCGACAGAAAGTTGTATTGGCTCGGGATGGACGAGCACGGCTATGGACGCGTCTTTAGGACCGAAGGCTACACGCCGGTCCCGATCAGTAATCAGGCGATCGAATACCTGATTAAGGGCTACCTGGACTTGGGAACGGACCAGTGCATCACGGGTTCGGGATACACCGAGAACGGGCATACGTTCTATGTGCTGAGCTTCCCGAAGGCGAAAGCGTGCCTGGTTTATAACCTCTCGACCAACATGTGGCACGAACGGGCACGGTGGAACGCGGATCACTGGGAGCACTGGCGAGGGGCTTCGTTCCATGCGTTCTGCTTCGGCAAGCATATCGTGGCGCGCACTTCCGAAGCACCGTTCCCGGATGGCGATCACACTAAGATCTACGAGCAGGGCCTGCACATCTACGGCGACGATGGGAATCGCATCCGCCGGTATCGGGCCGCGCCTTACACGCAGGCGGATCAGCAGTGGTTGTTCCATCATTATCTGCGGTTATTGACCAGCGGCTCTAGTGCGGTGACGATGCGTTATCTCTACGATGACAATACAACGTGGTCGAACGAACGGACAGTCGCACCGTTCAAGCACGAAATCAAGTACCGCAGATTAGGCAGGGCGCGGGACCGGATGTACGAGCTGTACCTGCTGGACTCCTTAACAGGATCTCAGGGCATCATCGAGGGCTATCTGCACCTAGCCGATCCCCCGCAGAATCCGGCGACTATCGCACGGTAGCTAACCTTCTTAGCTAACAACTTAGCCCTAACGAATGAGACGATTCGGCGGAATGACCCGGCCTGAACGCTTTGCGGCGTCGACGGAACAGGTGTCCCCGCTGCCGATCCCGCTGCCGTTGCAGAACGAAGTGGTGGACGAGCGGCGCCTGCTGACCGTGCCATGGGTTTCGTTATTCCAGTGGATTCTGAATATCGGCACCCGGACGTTTCTCACCGGAACGCACGCCGATCGGATCGACGAGAAGAACGACCCCGCGCAATACCGTCCCGGCACCTGGTTCTGGGAGACGGACCGCACAGTGCTGTACCAAGTGCGGATAGTCCCTGTCGTGCCGGCCACAGTGCCGCCCACGGTAGCGCCGCAGTGGGTCTACGTCCTCGGGACGATGAAAGCTGCGAAAGCCTTAAGACCTGCGGACCTCGGCACGTACGACGCAGGCTTCCAGTTCGCGGCTACCGACACCGGGCAACTTTACCTCTGGAACGGAACGGCCTGGGTCGATATCACGGCCTATCCGGTTACCCGCTATGGCACACATGCCCAGCGAGTGGCGTATGCAACGGCCACTCTGACGGACGGGGCGTTATGGGCCGAGACGGACCGCGGCAACGTGCTCTACCAGCTCCAGAACGGTGTCTGGTGGTACATCGCGGGGACGATGTTCGGGACGCTATCCCCGGATCAACGCCCCACGGATCTGGGGGTGCGTGATGCGGGGTTCGACTTCCGCTCGAGCGTACCGCCACCCCAGGAGTTTCTGTGGTCGCAGACGGCCTGGGTCGAGGTGTCCTCGGCATCCGGCGACGTCCAGCACGTCAACAGCACAGCTTCTCTGACCCTGACGGCTACGGCGACCGCGGTTCCCGGCACGACGATCACGTTGGCCCGGGCCGGCCGTTATCTGATCAGCGGCAACTTTACCTTTGTAGTGTTTGGCACGGGGGACTTCAACGTCGGATTGCGCGGGGATATGGCGGCAAATGGAGTGGCGCAGCCCGGCCAGGTACTGCTTACCTGCCCCACCGCGAACACGTATATCGCCACATCGCAGATGTGGGTCTACCAGGCGCCCGCCGCCGGCCACACCGTACTGCTGCGGGCCTGGAAAGACGCGGGGGCCACCGGAACGAGCCAGGCGCTGGGGGGATTTACCTCCATCACCGCGCTCTGGGTAAGTCCGTAATTCGCTGTCTTCGCTTTAGCGCGGTACTTAACGTATTACTACATTTGTAGTTGGAGGGTTTATCTATGGCTGATCCGGTATCGATGGGTTTAATGGCTGGCGGTGCGCTGGTTAAGGGCCTGGGCTCCTTCTTCGGTGGACGGGCGCAGAAGAACGCGACCAAACGCGCCGGCACCATCCTGCAACAGGGCTACGGCAACGAAGCGGCGAATGCATTGCTGATGCCGGAGACGGTCAACCCCGGAATCAGCGATGCCTACCAGAAGGCGCAGGGGTATGTAGGCGATGTCTATAACCGATCTGGCGATGACCTGATCGGGGCGGGACGGACAGCAAACGAATACCTGAACCCCTATATCGATGCCGGCGGCAATGCGCTGACGACTCTGAGTAGCCTCGCGCAGGCCCCGGAGGAGCGCTTCACGGGGACGAACCTCGAAATGGACCCTGGATATCAATTCCGCCAGGCGGAAGCTCAGAAGGCCATCGAGCGCAGCGCCGCCGCGAAGGGGATCGGGCAGACTGGAGGGACGCTGAAGGCTCTGACGCGGTACGGGCAGGACATGGCCTCGCAGGAATACCAGAATGCGTTTCAGCGGAGTCTGTCGGGATTCCAGGCGAATCAGCAGGCGCGGCAGCAACGGCTCGGCACCCTCAGCAGTCTGGTGAATACCGGCTATGGCGCATCGGGCGCGGCGGGCGGGAATCTCATCAACACCCAGCAGACCGCCGGGAACTGGCGTAACACCGCAGCACAACTCCAGGGCGGCTATGGGATCGATTCCGCAAACCGTCAGGGCGATATCGCTATGCGGTACGGCGACATGGCGCGCAACTTAAGACTCGGCGGGGTGCAGTCGGAAGCGAACAGCATCCTCGGTGTCGGGCAGGCAACCGCGGACCAGTGGAGCGGAGGAGCCGGAGCTCTCGGTGGCGGCATGCAGACCGCGGGCTTGATGAATATGGGTGGATGGGGTGGCTCCAGTCCGCAATCGGGTGGCTACACCTATGACTGGGCGACCGGCACCTATAGGAAGAGCTAGAGAGGAACCATGGACCCCTCCGTACTTCTCAAACTTCGCTCCCCGCAATGGAGCGATCCACTAGACGACTACTCGAAGCTGCAGACCCTGCGCCAGATGATGGACCAGAGACGCATCCGGGAGCAGCAATATCAATTGCAGCAACAAGCGATGCAGGAGCACGTCCGTAAAGCACAGTATGAGCAGGAAGACCGCCAGCGGGCGATGACTATACGCGAGTTGTTCGCGAAGAATCCCAATCCCTCCTTCCAGGACATTGCCGCTGTTGATCCCGCGACCGCCATCAAGCTCGATACAGATCGCAGGCTGATGCAGAGCGCAGCGAGCCAACAGGCGAAGGCTGCCCTGGACCTTCAAGGGGAACGCGCTAAGCGGGAAGCGAACACGTACGCGGCCGTCACCGCCTTGCCACAGGATCAGCAGCAGGATTGGTGGGATACGAACGTGGGAGGCGGTCTACCGGTAGACCGTCCACCCTCCGCACTTGAAGAGCAGGCGAAGTACGCAGAAGCCTACGGAGGAGAGGCTCTGCAGAAACGCCGGGATGCCCAGGAGAAGGCTATTCGGGAAAACGCTCTATACGCAATCGATATCCCTAAACATATAGCGGAAGCCAAAACGGCTCAGGATAAAGCAGAAGGCAAGGAACCGCCCACTGGCAATCTTGCGTACTTCACAAAGACCTGGTATCCCAACTGGCTCGATACTAACAAGCTTCCGAAAACCGCAACGAATGAGATAGCCGCATACAAAGAGTTTCAGACCCTTGGTCAGCGTAGCGATGTGTTATCGCCGGAAGCAGAAGCACAAAAGATCCGGATGTCACAGGCAGGCAAGTCCGCCGCTGACACTTCCGGCTTGGTCGATGCAGTCATTCAGAATCCAGCCCTCTACGACAACCTGACACCGACAGCCAAAACGGCTATTGGTCCGAAGTTGGTGGAACGTGGATTTACCGGCTTCGGGAAGCCGCTCTCGGAAGGTGCGATTACCAAACTGTCAGAGTCGCGGTCCGCGATCGCCTCTCTCAAGGATCTGCGTGAGGTAGTTAAAGCCAACGAGCAGTACATCGGCCCCATCGCGGGATTTGCGGCTTTGAATCCCTACCATCCCGCCCGCAAAGCACAGGCCGATATTGACCGCGTCCGTCAGCGTGTGGGTAAAGCTCTCGAGGGGGGCGTGCTTCGGAAAGAGGACGAGGAGAAGTATAAGAAGATCCTCGCTACCTTGCAGGACGATCCCAAGACCGCAATTTACAAGATTGATCGGTTAGGCGAAGATCTCGCCCGCGATATCGAGATCTTCAGCAACGAGCAGAAGGCAGCAGGACGCCGCGTGGAATCGTCCGCGCAGCCGGCGCAATCTTCCAGTGTTCCCAAGGTGGGCGAGAGCTTCAACGGCAAGAAGGTGACCAAGGTAACGAAGGTCCAGTAACTATGCCAAAGGAAAAGTACCGCATCGAGACAGACGACGGCTCGGTCTACGAGATCGAAACGGACGATGCTCAGTCGCAACAACCCGCAGCAGTAGCCGCAGCGCCGCAACAGCAGTCATACCCGGAGATGGCTGGGCAATTCGCCACTGACGCACTCCAAGGGCTGAAGGCAGGCGCACTCTCGACGATCTACCACGGGGGCGACCTCGTACGCCGCGGAACGGAAGCGGTGGTGGGTCCGGAATGGGCCGCCAGACTTGGCATGGAGAACAAACTCGACAAGCCAGAGGTGCGTTCAGTTATCACTCCGCCCGAAAGCACCGCAGGACAACTCGGCTACGGTGCGTAGAAGATGGGCGAGTTCTTCATACCTGCGGGTGCAGTCGGTAAGGCGGCAAAGGCAGTCGAAGGAGCAACCGCTGGGATGCGTGGCGCTGGGGCTCTCAACTTAGCAGCACGCGCAGGACTCGAAGGAGCTGCAGCCGGTGGCGTGGCTGGTGTGCAGACGGCCGGCGATCCCAACGCCATGCGGGAAGCGGCCCTGACTGCAGGTGGCGTGACCGCAGGACTGGGCGCAGTAGGAATGGCAGCTAGGCCTGTGGCGGATTTGCTGAAGCGCTCTGCCTTGACGCAATACGGCCGCGTGCTTAATCCGACAAAGCAGGCAACGAAGTATCTATCGCAGACTCAAGTCGCACCGGGGTTGCTGGAACGCGGCGTGATGGCCGGCAGCATGAAGACGCTGCAAGGCAAGGCAGGGGCGCAAGTTCAGAAGTGGGGTCAGGCCATCAGTGACGCCTGGTCTAACGTTCCCGCGGGAACCTCGATAGAACTAGGCCCGGTAATGAATAACCTCGATCAGTCATTGGATGATCTCTTTGTTACGACCTCACGCGGCAAGGCACCCAAAGGTCCGTTCGCAGAGCAGGCTGCACAAAATGTCGACAAACTCAAACAGACACTCTCGGATGTTGCCGAAGTCAACCCGGCAACGGGAGTTCCCGAAATCCCGGTAGATCGCTTGCGCGAAATGCGGCAATACTTCGATGACATCGCCGCGCAGGCTGGCCGCTATGACGGGAAGACGCTTGCAGAGAAGAGTATGGCTGAGGCTCACGGACGGGCCGCCGATGCGATCCGCGAAGAGCTGGCGCAGCAGTTTCCGGATATCGCGAAGATCAACAAGGAATACAACTTTTGGAAGAACGCCAGGCAAGTTGTCGATGAAACCGTGCTGCGGAGAGAAGGACAAGCCAAGCCGCTCGGGCGAAAGCTGGTATCGGCGGCTGCTGCTGCCGGGGGAGCTGCACAGTATGGTCCCCTTGGAGTGCTGCTAGGGAAGGCCGCTGGCGATCAGTTTGAAGCTCTGGTAACCGGCCCAGCGTGGGGAACGGTCAGCGCGGTACTCAAAGACCGGCTGGCCAATGCTATGGCTAAAGGGAACAGCGGAGAGATCGAGTTCTATCTGCGGAAGATCCTGGGGGCAGCAGGAGGAGCGAAAGCCACGGTCCCGGCATCACTGCAATTCAGCCCACCCGCTAAGGTTTCTTCCGCTCGTTGACGAGGCAATACTTCACGCCCAGGAGCAGCGGCGTCATGGCATACCAGACAATGCTCTTGATCTGCGCGTCAGACCGCGGCGAGGGATCGAAGATACACCACGCAAAGTAGGTCATCATCCAACAGAAGCTCACGGCTAGATAGACCTGCCGGGACCACTCCTGACTCAGGATAAGTTCTGACAGCCTCCACAGACAAAAGCCTAAGATCAGCGCCCCGAGCACGGCCCCGTTATCGAACAAGCCCATCCGATTCGCTATGTAGAGACAGACAGTCAGGAACAGCGGATACCAGATGTACTCGAGTATCCGCAGGACGATCCGCATTTACCAGGACCAGTCAGAACAGCATTTGGTGCTGAGAGACGGCAACGACGACCAGGATGGCATGGTGGAATACGTCGACCGCGGCGCCACGATGACCGGTGCGGTGGTGGTGTAGGGATTGGTTGCGCTGTAGGACGAATAGGGCGAGCCATACGTGCCGTACGGGTTGTTGATGGAGTTCTGGCTGTACGGGCTGCCGTACTTTCCGTAGGGGTTTGAGACGGAGTCCTGATCGTATGGATTAGCGGACAGTTTGCCGAGATATACGCCTTTGCCATCGTTGGAATAAAGGCGTGGTGCCTGCTGCGCGAACGCAGCGGCGGTTAGTAATATTGCCGAAATGAGGAGTCGCATGACTCCTATCGTGACAAGTGTGTCTACTCGTCGTCTATGGTCTTTTAGTACCCAAACCCCGCCGTTTCCCCATCCAAACACTCGCCTGATATCACTCCCCACATACCCCGCCGTCACACAGAAACACCCCTAGAACGCATCGCGTTGCCGATGAGTCCCAAACCCACGCGACCCGCAGGAGAATTGCGTCTTGGCTTATTTCTGTCCGTTCACGGGCACTTTGGCGCAGCCCTTATGTGCGCATAGCGTGTCGTCTCGCTCGAGATACCACTGACCCGGTTCGATGTCGAGCGCACAGAGCATGCAGTAGCGTTTGATCCGCACGCCGGCATGTTTCAAGTGGGCGTCCGCAAAGCTGGCTACGGTTTGCAGCCGGAGGAACCGCGTCAGTTTCTCGGCGTCGTCGCCATTCACAGGCTGGTCTTCAGGCAGGATTCGTGGGAACGGTGGCGGTAGCCGGCATCCCGGAACGTGTCGCCGGGACGGATCGGCATGCCGCACAACACGCACTCGGCGGGTCGGGTCAGGCGGGTGGCGCGTTTCACGGCGCCGGATTCGAGTTTGGTGCGGAGGAGCTGTTTGTGGAGGGCGCGGTACTGCTGGTAGGCCAGCTCCGCTTTCTTGTTGATCGGAATTACCATCTCTGCGCTTTCGCCCACTCGACCAGGTCGGCATCGACAGGTTTGCCGTGCCTCACGTCTGCGAGGATACAACGGACGGTCAGTTTCCGCCAGAAGATCCGCCGCTGTTCCTGCTCGTACTCACGGTGGCGTTGGGGTTGGATGGATTTGTTCATATTTTCACGCGTACGGCATAGGCCACGGAATCTCGCCGGCTTCCATGAGGTGGTAGCGGGCCTCGATGCGTTCAACTCCCAGCGACTCGACCAGGTACTCGGAGACAGCTTTCACGAACTCAGCTTCCGGCCGGCGCAGGTACTTCCGCTGAAGTTTCCGGATGTGTTGTGCATGCTCGCCGGTCAGCAGCGAGATCGCCGCCATGACACGGCACGGGTCGAGAAAGTAGTGCCCTACCTCCGGATCCATACCTTTCCCGTCCCCTCGCATACCTGACACGGGTACCTCCCCGCCGTCGAGTTCGTGATTCCCGTCTGGCAATACCTGCAATTTGTTTCCTGCCATTTCGCTATTACCTCCAGTGCGTAGAGTTGTTCTTTGTCCCCGAACCGGGGACGCTCGGCTAGGACTCGTAAGGCTGCGGCGACTTCAGGAGGGGTCATGGTTTGTCCTTCGCCGCAGTAGATCTTCGAGGTCCGTCTGATTCCGAATCCGGCGCAGTCGGTCTTCTTCGGGATCGACCGGGGGGATCTGTGGTTTTTGGGGAACCGCTTTTTGCAAGGCATCCTTGCGGATCCGGCGGACACTGAATAACGGCCGGCAGTATTTCCAGGCCCACTCGCCGTTCGGACAGTCGCAGGGCTGGTAACCGGTGGGCGTCTCCTTGAGGCCGGTCCCGGCGCAAACACTGCAACGCTGTTTCCAGCGGTCGTCGCTCACTGGGTTTCCGTTAGCTTCTTTAATCCGAGTTGGAGTTCAAGGTCGGCAAGGAGGCGCGCTGTTTCCTCCTCTGAACGCCGTTTGTTCTGGGCGAGCTGCTCGTTGAGTTCAGCTTCCGCCTCACGCAAGGAAGGGATTCGCTTTATCGGCTTCGGTGGAGGCGTGGGATCCGTAGCCGGAGGAGGAGCAGGAGGGGCGTCGCCAGGTATGCGCTTGAACGCATCGGAGGGAATCGGGAAAGGCTCCGGATCGCCAGAGCCTAGGAGCTTCGCTTCTTTCTTCCACTCTCGAAGCTTGCGTTCCTGCTCGAGGGTTTCGCGTTCGTAAAAGAGGCGCTCGGAAACAGAGGTCCGGAGCAAGAGGAACTCCGGCAGCGACCAGCGGCGCATCGTATCGCAGGCGATCCGTACCAGGCTTCTCAACTCGTCAGTGCCGAAGACATGGCGTTCGATCGAATCCTGGACTACGTCGAGTCCCAGGGGGTCTGTCGGGAAGTAGTCGATACTTGCCCCCATCACGGCCAGGGCTCGCGCTATATCTTTCGGAGTCGCCCTGGTCATGGCTTCCCCTCTTCCCGGGCAAAGACGCGCTCGAGGTGAGCCTTCATCGCGGCATCGGCTTTTTCTTTTTGTGTCGGCGGCCGTGCGGGAGCAAACTTACGGGCTGTAATGGGCTCTGTATCCCAAATCTGACTATTTAGGTATTTCAGCGGGTCCGTTACAAACGTGGGGTCATCCCACTTCTTCCCTTGGGACCGGATAGTGACGTCATCGATGATGCGCTGTTGCGTTTGGGGGGGGTAGCGAAAAAACGACTGACGACAGGCGGCAATGCGGGGTACGCTGACGGGCCGGCCGCAACCGTCCATGAGGAAACAGAAAACCTCAAAGAGTTTGTGCGCTGGGTCTTTGCTGACGACTACCGCTGTTACTGGTTCCGGTTGGGGTTTAGGGATAACTGCTGGAGGGGAGGGGGGGAAGTATTTGGGTTGTTCCGGTTCCTCTACACTACTAGTAGCTTTTACGCCCCCCTCTGTCACGCCGTATATATCTTCTAATTCTTCTAATTCTTCTTCAATAAGGATAGGCCCACTGAAAAGTGCATTTTCCGCTACCTGCTTGTAGCGACTTTGTAGCTCTGCCAGGTCTTTTTTATAGTCCTCGCTAAGGCTTTTCAGCCGTTCTACCGTTGTAGCGGAATTCGCTACATCCTGGCTTACATGTTCTGGGCTTTGGAGGATCTTACGGAGGAAAGGAGGGAGAAAAGTGTAAGCTAGATTGTAGCGAATTTTGCTACATGCTTGCTTACTCTTTGTCTCGGCGGCGAGCCGCTTTGGATCGAGAACAGGATACCAGACTTTTTCGGGATCGTGCTCCTCAAGACAACCTTGGCTGATCAGTTTGCGGATGGCTCGGGAGACATGGATGCGGTTATGGCCTGGAGTAAGCCCTAGGATCTGGAGTAGGTGCTTGACCCGCAGCGGGTATATCTGGCCCTTCTCGTCCGTTACCAGGCGCCCGAGGTCTTCCTTTCTGCCGCTTTCTTTACGCAGAAAGCAGCCCTCTCTAACGTCCGGGCCGCATGCGCTCGACAGGATCAGCGCCCAGTACACCCGGTCTGTCAAGCATGAGGCAGTAGCTATCTTGTGAAGTGCAAGCTCGCGGGATAGGACCGCGTAGGATTTAAAGTCATACTTTTTGCGGAGATCCACGTAACCGGGATCTGCTACGCTCTGCTGATTTTGTAAGATAACTGTCGTTCCCAACGCCAACACCCAATCCGGCGCAAACGCGCCACCGCAGCTAAAAACTTGCAGTTGAGGATTGACTGGCTGGAAACTTATGTGAGAATAAAGCCAGTACTAGCTCAACTGGTACGTCCTCCCTTCTTTGGGCTCGTAACTTGTCGCTGCTCTAATGTTTTCCAGGCACAGGCAGCAACGAGTTATTTTCCATCGGAGGGGGCCTTTCTAGACCCTGCTGAACTGGCCGCCGCCGGTCCGGATTCAAAGTCGACATCTTTGCATTAGCCACAGTTGACCCCATAGTTTGTTAACCTCCTAACGAACGTTGTAGCCTTTTGGGTACTTTTAGGCGATTCCCCTTCGGCTTTGGAATTGTGATCCTGAATGTTTGAGGCGTCCTCAAACGCTCATGGAATTTCATCAGCAACAACTCCCCCTGTTCGCGGATGCTTTCACAAACGAGAATCATCTGCTGCGGGAAAGTCTGCACTTTGCGGAATCGATCCGCGCGCCCCGTACCTTGCAGGGCTATTTGAGCGATTGGAAAACCTTTTGCCTGTGGTGTGCCAAGGAAGGGAGGGAAGCCCTTCCCGCCACCACCGACACCGCGAAGCTCTACATAACGGACTCGCTGCTTCACAACAAACGCGTCAGCACCCTGCGGCACCATGTCTGCGCGATCATCCATCACCACCGGTTGGCGGGATGTATCGAGCCTTCGCGCCGGGAGATTCTGACGATCCTCACCGGAGCACAAAGGATTCGGGGCGAACAGATGCGGGGCAAGGCGGCGATCACCGTCGAGCAGCTCCGGATGATGGTGTGGAGCATCGACCGCCCGGAGCCTGCGCGCACCCGCGACCAGGCCGTTCTGTTGGTCGGCTTTACGTCGGCTCTCCGGCGATCGAACCTCGCGACGTTCACACTCGAGGACGTGGACTTCCGGCCCCAGGGTTTTGTCATTCACATCCGGAAAGAGAAGCAGGACCAGACCGGGATCGGCCGCTATATCGGAGTCCCTAACGGCAAGCACGCAGACACTTGTCCCGTCCAAGCTTTGAGGGCTTGGCTGACCTACCGCGGCGTCACGCCGGGGCCGGTCTTCTGCGGAATGCGGGCGTCGAAAATCAACCACGCGAAACCTATCCACACGAACACGCTGGCAATGATTGTCAAGAGAGGCGCAGAAGCGCTCGGCCTGGATACAGCCGAGTACGCGGCGCACAGCTTGCGAGCAGGATTTATAACAAGTGCTCTGGAGGGGGGCGTGGGAGAGATTGTGACCGCACGGCATAGCGGACACCGGTCGCTCGGGACGTTGAAACGCTACATGCGGTCGGAGGACCCGTTCCGGGCGAACGCCTGCTCTGCTCTGGAGCTTTAGCCGGGATGGAGATTTTCTGGACATGGCCCTCGTTGCATCGAGGGGTTCGGTAGTTGGCGGCCGATGCAACTACCCGCCGGGAAGCGGGTACGGCCGCCATACTACGTATCTGCTGCCCGTTAGCAAGACGGGCATTTAAATCGTAACACGGAGAAGACTGGTAACCAACGACGATTAGCCAAGCCGTGAAATACTGTGATAAAAAAGACACAACATAAAACCTTTACTGCGCTAGTACTGTTGCCAGCGCCCCTCCACGATAGACCTAACCGTAAATTGATGCAAGCGACAAATGCCATATCGGCAATCGGGAATATTACGGGTTTTCCTTACCGACAAATACGGGTAGGACAGTCAATCCACGTTTCATAACGGTGATTAAAATCTCGGATCACGTCGAAGCGATTTAGTTCGTGGAATATCCAGAAACGCTTCCCTAGACGGTGATGGGCATCGGCCCGATTCCGGTGATGCCCCGCGCATAATGGAATAGCTTCGCGATCGTGGCAGCGTACGCCGAACCCTCGAGGTCCGACATGCGCTGCTTCGATGTAATGGGACGTGCATCCTGGAACCGCACACGGCTGATTGCGCAACCAAGCTAGATATTTCGGATCAAGCTCCCGGCCCCGGTAAGGCTTCAAAGCTTTCCGGCGCATCGGGAGATAGCGGGCAAGCATCAGGCGGCAACTTTCAGCATCAACAGCGCAAGCTCGGTACGATTCGACGCGCCGGTCTTTTGGAACGCCCGTTGCAGCATGTTCTTCACTGACTGCTCGGAGATCTCGAGTTGCGCTGCGATCGCTTTGTTGGACATACCTGTGGCGACCAGGGCCGAGATTTCCATCTCCCGGCCCGTAAGTGGTTTGCGCATTACTTGCGGACCACCGTGTGCTTGTCCGTAACGAGCCGTAATCCCGGCACAGTGATTCCGTTCCGCAGGTCGATCTTGGCTACCTGCTTATCCACCGATTCGCTGACCGTGGTGCGGATATACTGCGCCGGCACTGCTGCCTGGTTGAGCACTTCCACGGATGGCGGAAGCTTCCGCAAGCTAAACGAGTAGAGACTGCCCTCGAGCCGTTGCCGGCCGGTCGCATCCATCGTCCGCAGGATGGCGTTGTCGATCCGCTCGAGGATTCCCGCTGCGCGTTTGTTGGCTCGCTCGAGGAGTTGTACCTGCTTCTTTCGCAGGGCGATTTGAAACTCCAGATGGTCGGCGTATTCCGCCATGTTGTCGACCTTGGCGAGCTGGCGGGAGAGAACATCTACTATCTCCTGCTCGCATTCGGCCCTGACGTCTGCGTCTTCGCACATATCGAGGGAATCGAGCAGTGCTTCAAGATGCTCTGTGATATCGAATAAAGATTGCGGACGCATCGTGATTACTGGGGCTACAGCCATTAGTAGCGACCTCCTTTGCTGGTTGCAATGAAAATGGAAAGGGCGCACGATCTCAGTTCCATCGGGCTTATCTTGAAAGGCAAGCCCTTCGCTTCGGCATAATCCTGCGCGATCATCAACGCATCCATCGCACTGATGTAACTCGACGCCATGATGCCGCTCATTGTGTTAGATTGCGGTTGCGAAGACGGAGCAGCGTTGTTCTGATTGGCATCGCGACCTTCCTCTGTCCTAGCTGAAGCGGCAGTCGGAGGAATCTTTGACGAGGTCCCCTCCGTCTGCTGCTCGATGCGACGTACGATGATCTGGCCGTTTCGCTTGATCAACTCAAACGACTCGTTCACAGCTAATCCCAGCGCGTGAATCTTCTGTGCGGCTTCGGGCCGCAGGAAGAACACCTGGTCCATGCTGGTCGAGAACATCACGTTCCCGTTGCTGATTACTTTGCCAGTGGGGTACTTCAGGACGATCTCGTAAACGACCTCGTTCTCGAAGGTCAGCGTATCTCTGCGTGTTGCGACCGAGCTAGCCATTATGCAGCCTCCTTCTCGGCTTGCTCCTGCATAGCAATCTCAAGGTCATCAGACCAGATTTCATGCACGGGGCAGTAGATAGGCTTAATAGCACCGAAGGACGCCTCGCAGCTGCACTCTGGTTCCGGGTCTTCCACGAGGCCATCGTAGGGATGGGCTTCGTATTCGTTCATTTGCATCGTTTCTCCTGTGTACTTAATGGGTACATAAGTAATATAGCGTAGCGCTACGCTATCAGTCAAGCAATGATGGAGATCTGAGGAAATATTTGTCGTAGCGCTAAGCTAGTACCGAATGGCTACAAAGAAAGATCCGGCAGCGGTGGCCTTGGGTAGACGAGGCGGGGAAGCTCGAGCAAAGAAACTGACGGCAGAGCAGCGGAGTGAAAGCGCACGGAAAGCGGGGATGGCCGGCGGCCGTGGAAGGAAGAAGACAGCAACTAAGAAGGCGAAGAAGCGATGATCGAAGCCCCATTTGAAATGTCGAACCTGTTTCCAAAGCACACCGGGCTGCCGTTTGTAGTCTGGATATCGGTACGCGGCGGCGCCCGCCATGATGTGCGCGTCAAAGTTTCGGCGAGCGCGAAAGCGATGCCAGGGGATATGGCTACAGTCGGTATCCGCCCGGATGTACAGGTCCTTGAAGGAGAAGTGGATTCTGCTTCGTTCGATCTGCTTAAGGCCTGGATCGAGTTGAACCGGGCAACGCTTATCTCCTACTGGGAAGGTGATATCGATACACAGGATGCTTTGGAAGCGCTGGCCAAGGTGAGGAAATAACTAAACGGTCTGGCGCCGCAATCCCAGCAATCGCGCCGGCGAAATCTTCAACGCATCGGCAATCTTCAGCAGCGTACTCACCCGCGTATCCAGCAGGCCATCCTCGATCAGGTAGAGAGTAGACCGGCCGATCCCGGCCTGCCGGGCGAGCTCGGTTTGCGAAAGTCCAGCCGATTCCCGCCAGGTGCGGATCTGGCGATAGTCCAAGATATTGGATTCTACTGTACTTATTTGCGTCACCGTGATTTGATTTTAGTTTAAATGGCGTCTCCCGCGGAACCTGGGCTCCGGTCCAAGCGCAAACCGCCGATGCATGCGGAGCCACAGGCCCCGCCGGCGACCATTCCATTTCCGCCCCCGTCCCGCTCCCCGGCTATCTCCCGTCCCAAGATCATCGACGAGTTCGGCGCATTGTCCCAGGAGATCGACAAGCTGCGATTACTCGAGCGGCGTCACGAGCAATTGCGACGGATGATCCTCACCTGGCACAGCGATGCCAGGCCGACAGAAGCGGTGGACGAAGAGGGCAAGACCTACTCGGTACATATCAGCCCCTGCGCGGAGCAGCGCATGATCGGCGACATGGAAGCGGTAGCGAACCGTTTAGGCTACAAGACATTTTTTCAAAACTGTACATTCTCGCTTGAAAAGCTCGATGGTTTGATTCTCCCGAAAGACCAGGCGGCCTTCGTCCGCCGGGAATCGATTGGCCCCCGCATCGTCAAGGCGATTCCTAAGCACCAAGAGCCTGTTTCGTAAGCGGGCTCTATTTTCCGTTTCCGGGTGACCGATAAATCCGGGTTGCCACTCTCTCAGCCCGAACTATGCTCATTCACACAGAGCGCACAATTGCGCGGAAGACGCCGGTGTACGACCACGCCGATAAACTGCTGTACCAGGCGGACCGGGACAAGGCGCGTGAGTTATTAGCGCGGTCCGACGTCGATATCATCGGCACCAACACACGCATCAAGGCACTGCGCTACCGCGGCCCGGACCCAGCCCACAAAATGGGCGGCTCGCATCACAAACGGGGAGTCGGCGTACCCCACCGGAATGAGAATTATTACAACGTCCGCGGGTGCTGGCACCTCGACAGAATCCCGGTAGCGTACCACCCGCACTTCATTGCAATTCTGACGGATAGATTGGTATTGGTATGACTTCCTCCCAGCACTGGGACGAGCTCCAAAGGCAATGGCTACACGGCAGGGCCGAGAGCACGCAAGGCACATACGGGACAACGATGGCAGATTTCCGGGCCTTCATCAAAGACCGTCCGATCCGGAAGGTGGACCTGAAGTTATTGCAGGACTACGTCGACAGTACGCACAAGAAGCAGCGGACGGTACGCCGGCAGGTTTCGACCGTGCGTTCGATCTTCAAGTTCGCGGAAGAAATGGGCCTCATCAAGTACAATCCTGCGAGAGCGTTACGCGCCCCGAAAGTGCCCAATGGTGTCGCGTCGAAGATCCTCGAGGCGAAGCAGATTCTTGCCATGATCGCGCAAGAGCCGAACAAGCGGAACGCGGTGCTGCTCCGGGTGCTGTACGCTGCGGGCCTCCGGGCCTCGGAAGCGGCGTCTCTCTGTTGGGAAGGGGTCCAGCCCCGCGGCGAGAAGGGGGGCCAGATCACGGTACTCGGCAAGGGCTCAAAATCGAGGACAATTCTGCTCTCTCACAAGACCTGGGACGCAATATTATCGATAAAGCCCGCGGACGCAGACCCTAAATTGCCGGTCTTTTTATCCCGCGAGGGGGAAAAGAAACCGCTCAAGCGCACCACGATTAGCAATATTGTCGGGGCCGCAGCCCGAAGAGTGGGCATAACTTTAAATGTCTCCGCACACTGGATGAGGCACGGACATGCAACGCACGCACTGGATAATGGCGTGCCATTACTGGTGATTTCCCAGACACTGGGGCATACCAACATCGCAACCACCAACAGTTACCTGCACGTTCGGCCCAACGAATCCTCCGCGACAGGCCTAGGTGTCTAGGTATTCCCAGTAAACAAAACCCAGTAAACAAAACCAGGATTTTGTTTACGCAAATTTTGTCAACTGTGTGGCACTCCAGAGAGAAAGTTTACATAATACGGCTAACCGGCCCCGGGGGGGCCGCTCCAGGCGCGACAATTACGACAGCTAAAAAGAACAGAATCTATTAGTTACGATGAATGGTAACAAAGGATACACCTCCAAAACGGACTAAATACGCCCGGACGCTGCTACGCGAACCAGACCAGAAGGCAAAGTTCCTAGAAGAGCTTTCCAAGTGTGGAATCATAGAGATAGCAGCTAAGAAGGCTGGAATCTACCGTGACCTCCATTACAAATGGAAGGAAGATCCGGAGTACGTAAAACTATACGAGGCAGCACAACGGGAATCCGACGCCCTGCTAGAGGCTGAGATCCGGCGCCGCGGAGTGTTAGGTGTCAAACAGGCTGTATGGTATCAGGGCAAGAAGGTAGGGGAGGAGATCGTCTACTCCGATAACCTCCTGATGTTTCACGCCAAGAAGCGCATGCCCGAATACCGGGATGCGTTCAAGCAAGACATCAGCCTATCCGGAAGCGTAAACGCCAACGTCAGCGTTGACCTCAGTAAACTCACGCAGGATCAGTTAGATGCCCTCGACACTCTCTACCTCGCCGCCTCGAGTGACCGATCAGCAGCGGAAAGAAATGCTGCTATTGATTGCAGCGGAAAAGCAGAGACGTCAGAGGAACCGGATAGCGGAGTACTTCCCTGACACGGGTGCATGCCGCAGGGAGTTGTACCCGAAGCACATGCAGTTCTTTGCCGCCGGCGGGAGGCACACACCGTTCCCCTCCTGCCCGGAAGGCTGCGATGGGGCACCGCATCGGGAACGCTGCTTCATGGCGGCCAACCGCGTGGGCAAATCGGACGCTGGCGCGTACGAGACAACGCTGCACCTGACCGGAAACTACCCTAAGTGGTGGACAGGAAAGCGGTTCGACCGCGCCATCAAGGCATGGGCGTGCGGTGACACCAACAAGACTGTAAGGGAAGTGCTGCAGGAGAAACTGT